TTCGTTTATGGTTAATAGTGATTCAACTGGTTGGTCTTATGGTGTAGATGCTTCCGATAGTAATAAAATGAAATGGGGGTATGACACGACAACTTGGAACAGTACAAGAATGACACTAACGAATGATGGAAAATTGGGTATAAAACAATCAAGTCCAGCTTATAACCTTGATGTTAACGGTACTATGAATGTAACAGGTGCTTTATATGCAAATGGTTCTACAGGCTCGAGTGGACAAGTACTTACATCGAGTGGTGGGGGTACAGTGTCTTGGACAACGGTAAGTAGTGGAGGTTCAAGTCCTTGGTCAACGTCGGGTTCAGATATTTATAGAAGCTCTGGGAAGGTCGGTATAGGAACATCATCACCAGTAAGATATTTGGACGTAGCTGGATCAGTCAGTGCCTCATCAGGTGGTATACTGATTCGAAATGGAGATTCCAATGCTGGTGTGAGCAATGCACCACAAATAACGTTTGGTTGGAACGGAAACGATCAGTATAAGCATTTCATACAAACGAGACACAATAGTGGTTCTGCCGATAACGCAATTGATTTTTACGTGTGTAATGGTACATCAAATAACTCACTCTCATCTGGTGTTACTCATAACCTCACGTTAGAATCTGGGAATGTTGGTATAGGAACAACAAGTCCATCTTTTCCGTTACATGTCATAGGTAAAATTAACTTAACAGGTGCTTTATGTGCAAATGGCTTCTTTGGAACTAACGGACAAGTACTCACATCGAGTGGTGGGGGTGTCAATACATGGACAACTATAAGTAGTGGTGGTTCAAGTCCTTGGACAACTTCGGGTTCAGACATAATCTATAACACGGGTAATGTTATAATTGGTAGTTATATTACACATGATGGTGATTCAGATACATACTTTGGGTTTCCAGGTTCTAATCAGTTTGTACTTAGGACGGGTGGAATCGACAGACTGAACATAGATAGTAGTGGTAGACTTACTGTCCCTACTTATATTACACATACAGGTGATACAGATACATTCTTTGGGTTTCCGTCAGGTGATACTTTTAAGATTACGACAGGTGGTACCGATAGATTAAGAATTACCAATTCTGGTAATGTTGGTATAGGAACAGCATCACCATCTCATACACTCCATGTTGTGGGTGATATATATGCATCTGGAAATGTTACTGCATATTCCGATGTGAGAGATAAGAAAAATCTTAAAACTATAGAAGACCCAGTTTCTAAAATAGAAAAAATAAATGGGTACACGTATGAAAAAGATGGTATAGCATACACGGGTTTAGTTGCTCAGGAATTACTCGAAGTATTACCGGAAGCTGTATCTGGTTCAGAAAAATCAGGGTATGGTATAGCGTATGGGAACATTGCAGGTATGTTTGTAGAAGCTATAAAAGAACTTAACTCTAAAATAAAAGAACTTGAAAATAAATTAAATCAAATCGTCTAAAAAAAAGCAGTATACAGATTTCACAGAAGATATATAAAAAATAAAACCTTAGTATAATATAAAATATGTCTGGAGGTATTGCCCAACTCGTTGCCGTAGGTGCCCAAGATGCGCATCTCGTCGGCCAACCTGAAGTTTCTTTTTTCAGGTCCAACTATAAACGTCACACAAATTTCGCCCAAACTGTTGAGAGACAGGTTATCCAGGGCAACCCAACCGCGAATGGTATGTCGACCGTCAGGTTTGAAAGAAAAGGAGACATGGTCGGGTACGTGTATATCGCTCCAACTAAAGCGAGTATAGCTCATAAACTTACACCAGCCAACTGGATCAACGCAATTTCTAAAGTTGAACTTCTCATTGGTGGACAAGTCATCGACGAACAAACATCTCAATTCTCGCAATACATTGCACCATCTGTATTAGCACAAAACTTAACTAAATCTACTTCCGGGTTTGCCGAGGCAACTGAAAGTAAGTTTTACCCACTCAGGTTTTCGTTTTGTGAAAATTCTCAAACCGCCATCCCATTGGTCGCTCTTCAATACCACGATGTGGAATTGAGAATTACGTGGGGTACCAATCTCGATGGGGCTACATATGAAGTCTACAGTCAATTCATCCACCTTGACACAGACGAACGTACCGCTTTGTCTTCCACACCACAAAACATGCTTATTACGCAAACACAAAAAGCTATCGCCTCCACTTCCAAGACCCAGGAACTCAACTTTAACCACCCAATTAAGTGTTTGGTAGCTGCAGATGGGAGTGCGCTTACTATTGCAGGTGACACGAACAAAATGAAACTCCAAATCAATGGTACGGATGTTGCTGATTTCAAATATGTTGATCCAAACTACACCGCGGTCACTTCGTATTACCACACCACATCTTCGAAAGATGCTGGTGCATCCGGTGAAAATGACAAGTTCTTCTTGTACCCATTCTGTCTCGACACGTCCAAGGTTCAACCAACGGGTTCGCTCAACTTTAGTAGACTCGATTCGGCGAGACTTGTTAACGATACCGCCAACTCGGACGATGATATCTACGCCGTCAACTACAACATCCTCCGTATCGAAAATGGTATGGGTGGTTTGATGTATTCCAACTAATTTAATTTATCCATTTATTATAAATGTTTTGGCAATTAATTTTTCTCGTAGCATTTATCTTTGTTATAACGTATGACCCAAAATCGGGTACTTTAGATCATTTAGTTGGTAAAAAACCGGAAAAACCTCCCCAGAATGCGGAGTGTAAAGAAGGGCATTACCAGGAAATACAATTTGGAAAAATGGGGTACCCGTGTCCAACTGAAAAGAAAACGCACATGGGTGCGATTATAGGAACTTAAAAAATTAGCTCGTAATTTTATATATAAAATGTTTACATTCGATCGCGATACCGCGACTATAGTTGCCGTGCTCATGTGTATTGTTGCCACAATGTACATGTACAGAGAACTCAATAAAACGAAATCAGAAATGGATAATGTTAAAGGATTTTACGGAAACCTCATGACACATTTATCCAGACCACCACCAAAAGTGAAATCTATACCAGATGTAGAAACCGAAAAAGAGGAAGTTTTAGAAACCCAAGTTGATGATGATGATGAAGAATCTTCAGAATAATCATCTTATTCAATTATAACTTGCAAATAAGCAATGAAAAAATATAAAGCAATTGCAGTCCCCGTCACTTTTATAGGTGATAAACCACGATTTCTCACTGTCCGGGATCGAAGATTCAAAGATTGGATTTTCGTCACCGGAGGGTGCAGGCGAAGGGAGATTCCAAATCCCATTAGATGTGCTTTGAGAGAACTCGAAGAAGAAACCAGAGGAGTTATTTCTTTGAAAAAAGGTGAATATACAGAATTTAAATTTGTAGTAACAGAAAGTCCAGGAGTGGAACTTGAATATAACGTTTACGTGTTTTTCGTAAACTATACCATACAGGAACAGGCTGAACTTATACGTAAGTTTAACGATGAAAAACAGAAAATGAATCTCCGTAAGATTCAGAAACAGCCCATCAAGAGAACACACGATGAAAATGATTTCATGAATTTTGAAACGCTTTCAGAGTTCAGTACTAAAAAACAATGGGATCGTATTGTTAAGAACGTACTTAACAATCCAGAATTTTACGCGTGTGTAACTTCTCTCGATAGAAAAACCTTCTCTATTAAATAATGAAGTCTAAGAACTACATTTTATCCCAAATACGTGAGCTTCTCATTGAAAGGCACGCGTATACACCAGAAAGAGCGGAAAGGTACGTTGAATTACATAAAGAGGATAAAGTTTATGAACTCCTCGTTTTAAAGAAAAATTTATCAGAAGAAGAAAATTATCCAGAAGTCTCATATAGACGCTCTATTTGGCGTCACGAGTATGAAGATGAATAAACAGTATAAAAAGATGAATAGATTAATAGGTAAGTATGTTTAAACGTTGGTGTAAAGACCAAGGTTTTGCTAATAACTCCGATTTATCACATGTGCTCATGGACGGTGGTGTCCTCTCCGTGCCATTTGATAAATTGAACGACTTTTACGAAAAATGTGTAGAAGTATATAACTCCGGTGAAAAGATATTTGTCGTTGAACAGAAAACTGAAAATTACAATTTTTTCATGGATCTTGATTATAAAGATGATGAAGAAATGTCATTTGAACAGATTAAGAGTGTATGTAAAGTCATATGTGACAAGGTCTCAAAATTTGGTGGTAAAGACGCTTTGATATCTGTCGCTGAACCTAAACCCATAGACACACTCATAAAAACAGGTATACATATAAATTGGCCAGGTTTTGTTGTAAACAGGTCATCTGCATTGGGTATTAGAGATCATGTTATAAATACGTTAAACTTAGCGTACGGATCACGTGATTGGAAGGATATTGTTGATATTTCGGTATATGGTAATAATTCACGTAATACGAAAGGAAGTGGGTTCCGTATGCCGTGGTCACATAAAAAGGGAAAACACGAAACGTGTGCCGGTCAGGGGTGTGAGTTATGTAATAACACAGGTAAAGAAACACAAAGTGAATATTTACCCATATTTATATACAAACATGGTCCTTCGTCTACATTACAAAAGACTGAACAAAAACCATCCGTTGACATATTACGTATGGCAACGTTACGTACACAAAGTATGGAACCGGTTATCGTAGAAGGAACTCACAAAGAAGCTACATTTACAACATTACAAACTAAAAATGAGTTCAAGGACCAAGAGGCTCGTTTACTTGTCGAAGCATTCGTTCGTAAAAATGTAGAAGGACAGACTACCGCATCAATCACTAAAATGTTTAAATATAACAAACAGTTTCTCGTCTCAACAAATTCTAAATATTGTGAAAATAAAAAATGTAATCATAATTCTAATCACGTATGGTTTCATATAGTAGGTGATACTATAGCCCAAAAGTGTTTTTCGACTACGAACGTACTAAGACAGTATGGGTTTTGTAAAGATTTTTCGGGGAGACGACATCAACTCTCTAAAAAAATAACAGATATTCTTTACGAAGATGGTAAAGTTGAAACGTATACACCGAAAAAGAAAGTTGTTGTAGAACCAGAACAGAACTTGCTCGAAAAATTCATAAAAAAGTATATCGTTAAAAAAGAAACGTTCATCATAGAATCACTCAAACGTGAAGGCGTTAAGAAATATACTGTAACTACAAAAGAAATATGTGATACGTGTAAACAAACGATTTCATTCAGTATACTTAAAAGTCATATACAACAGGTGTGTAAATGTAAGTGTCGTGCACATAATCTTACAGATAAAATTGTTAGTACTTTATAGAATGTTAGCTGTAATATTAATTGCACTCGTTGTATATTTGGCATCATCTTTAATAAAAAAAGATACAGGTACAAAACATATAACTAAACTCATACGTGAAACTTTACCGTACTCAGGGTTAAATGAAGTTTTATACAAAGAATTTTTAGCCAATATAAACATGGCCATAGAATATAAATCACATACAGAAGTTTCAGAAAAATTATTAAACCGTGCACTTGAAAACTTACGAGAACTCGCATTATATACCGTTTCTACTGATACGAGTGTTATAGAAGAGTTAGACACGTTAGCGAACAGTATAAACGCTGAATTTAGCCTTGTTTTAATAAATGAATCAATTAACGCTGCGTAATGTATTTAAAAGAATAAACATACATTACTTTATAATGACAAAAACAATTGTTTCTACACGTACACGTTCAGGGAGGATCTCAAAGGTTCCAGAACGCTTAGACCCACTCGAAGATCTTCCAGAAGATGATTTTTCTGACGATGATTACGAAACCGAATCGGAAATAGAAAGTGATATTGATCTTCTTCAAACAGATGATGAGGATGATTTTGAAGATGATGATAGTGATATGGACGAAAATGGCAATTTAAAAGGGTTTGTTGTTGATGAAGAGGAAGAGGAAGAAGATGAGTAATATAGAGCTTAAAAAAATAGGTTTACATTTTATAAATGGAAGCTGAAGTTGGTACGCCTATAAACTATAATCCGGACGATTTTATGAGTAAAGAAGAAGATCATCAACCGGATGAACAAAAACCAGAACCGGAAAATAACGAACAGTATTATTTTCCGCCACCGCAACAGTATTATGAACCGTACCCACAACCAACGCAAAAGGAAGATATATTTACAAATTTAGATAAAACGGCGTATATTATTATATTTGTATCTTTTATTTTAGGTTTTTTTATGGGTAAAACCATGCAACCGGTCATTCTTAGACCCGGATAGGTTTACCTCTAACCCACAAATGTTCAGACGACGTTTGTTGTCCTTCA